CGGCGGCGGTTCCGGGCTGCTGAAAATATCCCTAATGAAGCCCATGACAGTCCAGCTCCTTTCTTAAAAGAACAGCGGTGCGCCGATAGCCCTGCAAGACGCGCTCCCAGCCGGGGCGGCCTATGATCTCGACGCTGTCGAAATCGTGGCTCCGGGCGTAATCGCAGATGTCCTTCTCGATATCCAATAGCTCATCCAGGTCGCCGCCTGCAAGGCCAATCCGTAATGAACGGCCAAAGGCACAAGTGACGGCGGCAGAATGCTCGCTGCTAAAAAGCTGGAAGTCGCCGTTTGCGATACCGTTTTCCACCTCGTTGCGGGAGACGTTTTCAAATGCAACGGTAGCCGGTGCCAGTAAATCCCAGACCTCATTTCGCAGCATCAGAAACCTCCCTGGCCCTGTTCGAAGCGCACGTCGGTTGCCAGCCAGCGTACCGATTGGGCATCGGTCATGGTTCTGAGCCGGACAGCGGCGTTCCAGCCGATCTGACCCACCGACAACCATTCCAGCTGGGTATTGATCGGCCCTGCCCAGGCGGAAACGTCCCAGGTCGCCGTGTCCCAGGAGGCCGCATCGGAAGTGCCCGTCGATGGCGTCAGAGTGGTGGTGCCGTCACGGTAATCCACATCGAAGCCGATGGAGACGGTCAATTCGCTGTCGGAAGCCATAACCGGGCGGATCGCCGTGTAGCGGTTCGGCCCCGTGCGCCCGCCGAAATATATGAAGGCAGTCTTGGCGGTGGCTTCGATGGCGGTGCCCGCATCATCGGTGCCGGTATCGGCCTTGTGAACCTTGGTATTGCCGCCGAAGTACAGATCACTGTCGAACACCGCCCAGGTGTAGGCGTTCTGATCGCGGAACCGCGCCCATGCGCCGGTCTCCAGGTTGACCACATACTGAACGAACTCGCCGCCGGTCGAGGCGGGGGCATTGAATAAGCCGTAGCCGCCACGCGGATACAGCTCACCTTCCCAGCCAAAAGTGGCGCGGTAGCTGACCACGGACTCGTTATAGGTCAGGCTGATCTTGTCGCTGATGGCCCGGTTCGGAGCGGCCTCGCCGGTTCCCAGAACCTGGGTCATGGGCAAGATGCCGTTCTCGGTTATCAGATAGCAGTCGGAGCCGACATTGAGAATGCAGCGGCGGCCAATGGGTCGGCCCACGCGGTAGACGCCAACCAAACTCCACTTGGTCGCATCGGCGGGGTCGGTCCCGGCATACATCGCCATTTCACCCTGGTCGGTCCAGAACAGGGCGTTATCTTCCGGCCCCGCGCCGCCGTCCCGTGTCCAGGTGCCGATGGCCTGAAGCTGGCCGCCCATGCTGAACACGCTGCCCAGATCGAACTCGGCCACGGTCCCGGCCACCGCATTGACCGGCAGAAAGCCAAACGTCAGGGAGTCGTTGAAAACGACAAACAACCGTTCCTTGAAAACCGTCACGCTGACAATATCCGTTGCCGTCACACCGCTCAAAGTAGGGGTGGCCCAGGCTGAACCATTCCAGTGGCGGGGCGCATCGGCACCGTTGCAAATCCACAGAAACGAACCGCCCGCCGTGGTGATATTGACGGATTCGAATTTCGCATTGCTCAGGCTGGTGATGACGGCAGAACCCACCGACCCGGCGGACGTGACATCGTAGACGGCGGTTCCGCTGGCCGCAAACATGGTGTTGGCGGTGCCGGAATTATAAACCATCAGGCTTTGCACGGTGGACGGCAGACCGGTGACGTGATCCTCATAGCCGTTGCGCACCTGAACGTGGGAGCGGGCCGGGAAGAAGTTGTCTAGCCGGATCGCGTCAGTCGGCGGCACCATATCCACGGAGTCGCGGGTGTTCAGGCCGCCCATCGGAGCCGGAACGGTGGCGTTGGCCCCGGTGATGCGCATTGGAGCTAGGCCCATCTCATCATCTCTCTAAGTAAACAACGGGCCAAATGCGGTGACCCCTTCCGTTGGACGGCCCGTCCGCTGCAAGCCGCTGATGATATTGGCAAGTATTCTTCGCCGCGTTTCATCGTCCACATCCGCAAATGTACGCACTGGCGGTGCTGGCGCTACATCCGTATCGGTAGTGACATCCGGCACGATTTCTATATCCGGGGCACCCCCGTCCACTTCGCCCGCATCATCGAACCCGGCTGATTCTTCCGTTCCTGTAATTCCCGAAAGTGCATCTGCAACGGCTTGCTGTCCCGCCGATAGCGCTTGACCTATCGGGTCAGTGATAGGGCTGAAGAAATCTCCGATGCCGGTGCGGACACCCGCTAGCGCATCGCTCAATGCGCTGACTCCGGGGATGGAGCGCACGGCGGGAATGTTAATCAAGCCCTTGTTCTCTACGAGCCCTGCTATGGTGGCCGCAAATCCGACTGTTCCAGGTAGAAATCCCGCCACCCCGATCACCGCATTGGTGATGGTCGGGTTGAGCTGGGCGAATACCTGGGAGGCCAATATGCTGGCCTCGGACGGTTGCGGATTGTTGATGGCGTAACCCTGTTGGTCTTGGGCATTCAGGGCGGCAATCATGCCAGCCGTCAGGCCGCTTTTGCGACCCGCCGCTATATTCTCCTGGGCTACTTCCGAAAGGGCTCCCCAACTAGCTGCTGGCGAAAACCGGCCTTGTGCTAACGAGTTTGTGCCGATGTCAGCGGCTATATTAGCCGCCCCTTGCGCGGTTATGTTTCCCTGATTGTCAACATTGCCAGCCGTGGGGTCTTGTCCGGTAGCCGCTACTGCTGCTGCCTGTGCGTCGAGATTTCCGAAGCCCGACTCGATGGACAATGCAGCCGCTTGTGCCTGAGCGTCTAAAACCGACTGAGCCGCTGCCTGGGCTTCGGTGCCCGAATCTGTGCCGCCCCCGGAATAGGGGTTGAGAGCGATTTGTTCAGTTAAAGCCTGCTCGAATTCAATTTGATTTTGTGCTTTGTCTACATTCGCCTGGGCTTGCGCCTGGGCCGCCGCCTGGGCTTGGGCAGTAGCTTGAGCCTGAAACTGCGATTCCATAGCAGCAGCAGCCCTGGCAGCAGCGGCTTCTTGTTCTGCTTGATCTTGAGCTGCTTGAGCAGCGGTTTGGTCTGCCTTTGCTCTGGCTGCGAGAAAACTTGCAAATTGGTCAGCCGGGCTTCGGCCCATATCGCCTTCATCCATAGGCGAAAAGCCAAAAGCGTCGAAACCCATACCGCCAAATTCACCTGTCATTCCGCCAAAGCCCATTCCAGGGCCAGCAACGCCGCCGAAGCCCGTTGGGTCTCCGGGCTCACCTTCGCCTTGACCGAATCCCGCCTCGCTTCCATAGGAAAACGCCGGTATGCCTCCAGCCATGTACTGGCCGCCGCCGGGGGCAACGCCGCCCCCGTATGAGCGCAGCAAGTTGGCCTCGCCGGGGGTTACGAAGGCGGGGAAATGCCCAGGCGGTGCCCTGCGCTGAAGCGCACGGGCAAGCAATTCTCCGTAGAGGTCATTGGCCATTATTAAGCTGTCTTGGCTCCACCAGGAATTGTGGCGCTGCCACTCGCTTCATAGTTGTCAGTTTTGGAAGCAGCGTTAAAAGTCCCGGCATTTGTTGACGCTTTAGCTGCTGCCGAGTGTCCCGGCCCGGTAATGGAAAAGGGACTTCCGCCAGCAGCCGTTGTTGCGCCAGACTTGGCCTTCATTCCGCCGCTTTTGTTGCTTTTCGAGTACGCCATTCCGCCAAAATTCGGCATGATATTCTCCTTAGTGGGTTACAGGGTGTAGTTTCCTTCGGGTTCGTTCAGGGCGAGGATGGCACGGCCTGGACCGGCCATGCGCAGAATCGGCTTAGCGCCGTCCTGGTTGGTGTATTCGATCATCCGCGTCTGGTATTCCAGAAACTGCTGGTCATAGGGCAGACCCTTCAGCTTCAGGAAGCGCCAGACCACGCCCAGCACGATCAGTTCTTCCTCCAGCACCGTCGTCTGGCTGTCGCCGGTGAACTTGTCCGCATTGGCGGTGCTGCCGCCGGAAGTATCGACCCAGTTCTTCGAAACGTATTC